ACATCTACTTATAGATACAAAGTCAGCTTCATTACAGACACAGGATCAGAAAGCCCATTGTCAGATTATGAGCAGGTGTCTTGGTTCAACGTAAATGACGGATTAACCTATGCAGTTTTCTTTCAGCTGCTTCCAATTGGTCCTCCAGGAACCGTGGCAAGAAGAATTTACAGAACAAAAAACATGGGCACTTTGCGAGGAGATCTTGTAAATGATACGTACTACTTCGTAGATCAAATCGACGATAACATTTCTAAGAATTACTACGACACCAAAGGGGATCAGGTTCTTGTTGTTGAAGCTCCTGCACAAACTGCATCAGATGTAATCAACAACGCTCTTAAGTACGGAGCATCATGGGATGGCAGAGTATGGCTTGCTGGTGGAGCAGGAACTGAAACAAAGATTATTTACTCAAGACAAGGATTGCCAGAACAGTTCCCAACTTTCTCATACTTTGATGTTGGCAATAGAAAAGGCGGCGCAATCACAGGTCTGATTCCTTACTACGACAACCTGTTAATCTTCAGAGAAACTTCGATCGAAGTTATAAGAAGCAGCGGATCTGGATACATCTGCACAACTTTGAATTCAAACATCGGAACTACAGCAACAAACACAATTACTGTTGTGCAAGGAGAAGGCGTCTTCTTCTTATCTTACGACGGGATTTACGCATTTAAAGGCGGTGTGCTTGGCGGTTCACAATTGTCTGTCCTTCGTATTTCAGACACCATTCAAATCGAATTAAACAGAATCTCAAGAGGTGCTCTAGCAAGGGCTTCTGCTTCGTACTCATTCAAGGAAAAAGAGTGGTGGGTAATTTATCCTGTAGATGGCGAAACAGAAAACTCCAGAGGATGTGTATACCACCTTCAAGCAGGAGGCTGGTCATTTAGAAATGCAAACGGTGTTAATGACAATCTGTTTCAGTTTAACGACATTACAACACTTCTTTCAGGAAACTTCTTACTTTCTCCTCGCAGAAGAATCCAGCCTAACGTACCAATTTTTGGAGAAGCTCTCATAGATCCATCTGGTTTGCTTGTTTGGTCAGGCAAACGTAGCGGTGGAGACATACTGCAATATTCTTTGAATCAAGTTCCCACAATTACATCGACTTCAATAAAAGGTCCACTTCTGTCAACCTGGCAATCTGCTTGGTTTGACTTTGGCGATGATAGCCCGATAAAGAGGATTTTGTCTGTTGAGGTAGAAATTCTGACAAAAGGACACAATGAGATTGAGCTTCTAAGCGCCACAAATTACAGAGATGACAATGTAAGTTCGGGATCAAGACCAACTGTTGTTGCAACAATCTACGGAACAACTGATGAAGATTCTCTTTACACTCCAGCAACAGGACCGTTTGACAAATCACCTGCTATAATCGGAACATCAAGATGGGGTGAACAAAAACCAACAAGATTAAGATGGGATGTAAACACCGGATTAGTGTCATGGTATAGGTTTACATTGCGAAGCACAAACCTTTTCCAAGTTGTTGCGTTTAACATCAAGTACATCATCTCCGAAAACGCAACGCCAAACATAAGAGCCGGTGAGAGGAAGACCATATGAGCAAGACTTATGCTAAAAGCACAATTGAAGCAAGAGACTTCACAACTTCTTTGGTTTATAACAACGAAGCATCTGGCGCTCTTGCTGAGTTTAACGGAAACTTAGGCCAGGATCAACTGCCTTACGAAGTTTTGGAAAAAGAAAACTTTGTGGCAAACAGCAGAATCTCTGTTGATAGTCAGCCTGATGGTTCGGCTAGTAATGGCATTGGCATAATCATGCCAACACAAGCCATCTATAAAGCCGCTTCTAACTTAAACACATTTACCTGGGATCGTCTTTCTCCATCTGGCTCTGGCCCTGTAGCTGTCTTAGGGCCTCCACTTGCCGCTTATACATCAACAACTTCTGCCTGGACATCTGGCATCAATTCGCTTTCAGATGACATAGCCTTAGGTACGTTCCTTAGATTCACTACAAAAGAAGGTGTTGTTAGAGGGACTGCCACAGTTGACGTAGAGTACTTCTTTGTAAGTTCAGAAGCAACAGGGTTTACAGGAAACTTTGGAGCTGGATGGAGATGGCAAATCTATGTGTTTGTAAATGACGAGATGGTTTCAACCACTGGTCCTCAACCAGCAGGAAGAAGAAGAACCGTTCAGCTTCCTTTCACAATCCCTGTTTCTTCGAACGACGCTATAAACATTGATGTTAGATGGAGTGCAACTTTCGATGGTGCTGGCTTAACTCCTTCTCAGATTATTCAAGTCGATGAAGCAACAATCCGTTTTTACAACTGCCAACTTTTTGCTAGAAATCAATACAGGTAAAAATCAATGTCTCAAACCAAGTATACTTATCAGAACATAAGAGCGACAATTACGGCAGCCGGTCTTAATTCTCTTTACGAGAATGTTGAGAACATGACTGACGGAACTGACGGAAGGATTGATGATGAGAATTGCAGAACTGAAGCGTTCAATAGAAACCACTTTAAACAAGATGAAGGACCAAATGAAGCGGATGACTTCGTATCTGTTGACCAAGTTGTTCTTGGTTATAATGCCGCTTTTACTGGGGTTTTTACAACTTTCTGGACTTGGAACACCAGCGTTACAGTGGGAGCTAACGAGGTTCTGCGTGTTCAATTTAATCCCCTTGTTACGCTTACTGAGAGACAAAACACGGCATCTGTGGTAGTAAGAGCAAACAGCGCATTTTATGTTCAGTTGTATGCAACAGTCGGTGGTGTTGATCAAGCAATCTGCGCTCCATTTGGATACAACAGCATACAAGCTGGAGACGGAAACACGGGATCAATTCAAAGCAAAACGCTTTTTTACGAAAGACTTCCTCTGACTGCGATCTTTATGCCGACTGTAACCACAGCAATTACTGCAATTAAAGCAAAGATGTACTTCGATGATGGCTCAAATTTTAGAACAACAATGCAGTTCTTGTATGGCATGTACGTCCATCACAAATACTAAGGAGATTAAATGTCATTTACCCCACCAATAGTTTTCGTAAATGGAACAGGCTTATCTGCTGTAAGTCTTGAGTCAAACAATGTGGCTCTTCGTGAGTACATAAACGTTGACATCGTTGAAACTGACCTTGCTTTAACAGCTTTTTCAACAGGCGACCTACAAGAAGGTGAGGCTGTTGCTGTAACAAACGATTTCGTTTTTATGTCTGGAGACAGCTACTCTGGATACTTTGCTTCACATGCAAGCATACCTTCCGACAGGTTATATCATACATCAACTGTTAAGCGATACAAGCCGATGGAAAATGTTAGATGGCAGTCTATCCCAACTTTAGGCAAATCATTTTACATGGAAGACTTTGGCGACGCTTTAATCGAGATTGGTTTCTTTGCGTTTGAAGCAATCAACGATGATTGTAGAGGCGCTGTATATCCTTGGAATGTAAGCCCACCAGGAGGAGATTCAAGATCAGATGGTCAAGATTCTCAGTTTATATTAGCTATCGATGGGATTCCTACAGCAACATCAAAATCAATCGCCTACGCTTTCTCCGAGGGCGGAACAGGTGTCACAAACTTTGGAACTTTTTCAATCATGCAAGGCGAAGCGGACTACGGTAACGGTGCTGCTGCAATGAGAAAGTATGTAACGATCATGTATCTTGCAAAAGATCTGCCTCAAGGTTGGCATACAACCTCTGTACTTGTAAATGCTTGCAACGAAGAAGGCTTCGTATCTATGAGGAATCTAAACATTGAATGTTTTTACAGGATGGGTTTCAACTCAACATCCAAGAGTACGATTGCTACCAACAGGAAATTGCCTCAGACGATTTTCTAAACTGGCCGGATTCTTGTTTGTTGGTTGCGACCGAAGGGAGCCTTATAATCACTTGCCTCACCATCTGGCTTCCAGCCTCTTGCTTCGCAGAGTATAATGTCTTAACTCCTCGATTTTGTACAATCGATTTTATATTTTCTTGAAAAAAGTTTTGCGTTTACAAATCCATTATTAATGAACGAGGTTTTGAAATGGCCCTTAGAGATTTATTTGTACAAGCTCCCGGTCCCACCAAAGAAAAGCTGAAAGGAAAGGCGCTTCAGACTGCTGGCTCTCTTGTCGGTACTGCAATTGCAACTAGAAAAACCGATGGAGATCGAGCTAACATAGACCGAATTGCTGAGCTTCAAAGAATGCAAGAGATGAATGCTCTTGGATTAACCGATCAGGAAAGAGGTTTGCTTGAAGCTCAGTATGGCGCACAGCTTAGCTCCATCGGCAGAGAAGGAGAAGCCAGACGTAGACAACAGATGGCTGCTCAAGACATCTTTGGTGGCGCTGCACTTGAACAAGCTGCACTCTCAGATCAGGCTCTAGCTCAGGCAAGAGTTGATGCAACATCTGCAATCACTGAAGCCGACATCACAAGAAGAAGGCAGATGGAAGATGAGCTTATGAAACGACAAGCCGTGGAAGACAAGCGTTTAGCAGAACAGCGAGGCGCTTATGGCGGCATCGTTGCTGAAACAACCAAAGAGCTTTCAACACTTTTCTCTGAAAAAACCGAAGAAGAAGGGCAGATAGATCCATTTGTAATCAAACGTTTCAAAGAGAAGTATGGCTACGCAACTGATGCAGAAGCTAAAGCAGCCGCAATAAAATACGCAAAAGATCCTGAATTTAGAATGATGCTAGAAGGAGCAGAATAAAATGGCTAAAAGAACTACAAGCTCAAAAGCTTTGGGCTATCAGGAAAGTTTCTTTGCGAACAGAAACGACATGCTTCAGTCTGCACTTGACGCTGTTCTTCTTAAGATTGATAACGAACAAGCTAGATACGAAGCCGAAGTTGAGCTTTACAAAGAAGCTTCAAAGCTTGTTACTAGAGAAAAGGAAAGACTTCAAAAACTTGTTGACGACTTAAAGAAAGATCAACTTGATAAAAATCAAGCTGTTGCTCAGTTTAATGCAGGACAGCTTAACACAACCGCAAGAACAAGCGCAGGTATAGAAGCTGCAAATGCACGATTTAACGCTAAACAAGCAGCTCTAGCAGCATTCTACGGTACAAGAGGATTCAGCGCAGGAAGAAATCCTTCAGATCAAGTCACCTTAAACGAAATTCAGATAGCTTACAACAACAATCCTAATGATATAAATGCTGCTTTTAGAGCTTATGATCAGCAAGTTGAGACAACAGCAGGTGTTGGAAAAAGCGTTAATGCTACCAATAAAGCGAAAGCTGAACTTTTTGATTACTTCGTTCGCGGAGAATCTCAAGGACAAGAGTATGCGGCCATTCCTGATCCAGCAGATCGTATTGAAGCTGCTAGGGCTGCCAAGATGGCAGAGCTTTCAAAGATTGATCAAGGTAATGTAGAGCTAGGTATGGTTTTACTAGATCCCACAAAAGCCGCTGGAGCAGGTCTTTCTATCGACTCAAGTGGCAATGTTTCTGTTGGTGGAATTGATACCAAAACAGTTGGTCAAATAGATTACTCAGGTTTGATTGCAGATGCTGAAGCAAGATTAGGAAGAATCAAAGAAGCTGGAGCTAAAGCCCCTGTTGCTCCAGAAGAGCCAGACCTTATAGATCTGCAAAGAAGAGAGTACTTCGACAAGTTCTACAGCGGATACGTTCCTCGATACGAGATGAACGAGATTATGCAGAAGCTCATCGATCTACCAGATAGAGAAGCTCAGGCTTTCAAAGATCTATACCAGTCAAGATACGCTCCAGTAGCAGGTATGGAAACCCCAACTGGTGCGCGTAGAGTAAGAGATTTACCAACTACACCAGGCGGTGTTATTGGTGGTGAAGGTTCTCCATTTGTT